TATAGGGATTTGAAGCAGTTTTACCCCAATTTAGGCTATGACAGGTGGTGTACTGCCACTTGGGTGGCAGTGCGAGAACTGGGCACTGCGGACGGCGTGGCCGTGATGAAATATTTGTGGCCAGAACAGACCCCAGGCGAATACCAAAAGCTGGTCAGCAGTGCCAATTCAAATCACACGCGAGTGGCCACCATAGGCAGTGTGATACATTGGATAAGACAGGTAGAAGCCAACTACACGCCCGCCAGAACTCTTACTGGCATGGCTGGTGCCAATCAACTGCGACGAGATCAACAACAACTTCGAAACTTAATTAGAACGGGATATTAGAAATGGACAAGAGATTTGACAGATTACCAGTGGCCATGCAAGAAGCAATCACTGCACTAAAAGAGTTGCATGGCACACCAGATGAAATGGCCTTACAAGTAGTGCTGGGAGTGGCCAATGCAGCCGCCATGAAGATGTACAATGTGGACAGTCGCAAGTATGGCGTGAGACCCATAAATGAATACTTTATTTGTATGGCACCCACAGGTGCCATGAAAAGCACCAACTACAAGGAACTGCTGCCCGGAGTAGAACGCTTCGAAGACTACAAGCAGGATGAACTGCGTGAGGAGCCCGTGCGCTACGCACTGGACAAAAAAGTGTTTGCCCGAGAAGAAGCTGCTTACTTGAAAGCCATGGAGACTGATCCCAGCACTGCGGTATTGCCCAAACCCCTACGGCCCATTGAAACTGCCAAGTACATCATCTCAAAAGCCACTGTCAACGGCATCACCAATCAGCTGAAGAGCCAAAGTTTTGTGGGCCTGTTCAGCAGTGAAGCTGGAGAGTTCTTTAATGGACACAGTTTCCAAGGTGGCAAGGACAACAACAAGGCAGTGGAGATGAGTGCCAGTTTAACGAGCATGTGGGATGGACACTCAATTGAAAAGCTAACCGGTATGGAAACAACCACGCTGAAAAATCGCAGAGTCAACATGCTGTTTCTCCTACAGGCAGAAACCATACAGGCCATATTGAACACACCAATCTTCAGTGAACAGGGCTTTATCCATCGCATGCTGATCACACAGTGCGACTACTATGAAAAGCCCGAATGGCAGTTTACTCCGGCCAGTGTGCAGCAAGAGGACTTGGCACGAGCCAGGCTGGAGGAGTTTCATTTGCGGATTGGACGCATGATGCATCATCCTATTGCACTTAAAAAGAACACCAACTTTGAATTGGACTTGCCCACGATGAAGCAGTCGGATGCTGCTTGGATCGCCTTGGGCCAGTGGAGAAATGATGGGCGTGAGCGAGGCACCGGTGATTTACGCAACTATTCAGGTTTCGCAGAACGCTTGCATGAACACAGTTTACGCATTGCGGCCACAATTGCCGCATTCAATGGTCACACCGAAGTCACAGAGCCAGACGCACTGTGTGCAATTGATATTATGGAATTTTACATCGAACAACGCCGTAAGTTGGAAGTGGGTATTGCTGCGCACGATCCAAATCGCAGTTCGGGTGCCAACAAACTGTATGAGTGGCTGGTGCTCAAAGGGTGGTCAGGCTCGCAGCGTGAGTTGATACAGTTCGGGCCAGGCTGGTATCGCAAGTTGGATGTGGATCAACGCAACCAAATCTTGACTGACTTGTTGAGTGATGAACTGATCTCTGTGCAGGATGGGATGGGCAGTAATGGTAGACGAGTCAAACGGATTGTGCTACAAACTGCTACTAGTGTAGCAGCCCAGACCCCGTAAAACTCGCATAAACGCTGGAAAATAGGGTAGTAGCGTAGCGTAGCAGGGGTATACACTAAAACAAGATTGAATATATATTCTTTTATATATTTGAGTGTTTTTGTGTATAAGTGTGTACCCCCTGCTACGCTACGCTACGCTGCGATCACACACTTCGAGATCACAAATAGGCCAGCGGTCGACCGCTAGAGTATAAATATTTTTGTAATAGATACTGTCATTTCTCATTACCGTTTTTAAGTTGTAATCAAGCACGGGACCTGCTAATCACAGGTCCCGTTTTCTTGATTATAAATAATGCTATGAATACACCAATCATGAGCCAACTCGCGATATAACTCCCCAATACACAATGCAAGTTCAACAGATCAAAATTACCGATATTCAACCTTACCAAAATAACCCGCGTAAGAACGATCGTGCGCTAGATACTGTGGCAAACTCTATAGAGCAATATGGATTTCAACAGCCTATTGTGGTAGACAAGAACATGATTATTGTGGTAGGACATACTAGATATAGAGCAGCCAAAAAACTGAACTTGCTAGAAGTGCCAGTACTGATAGCAGGCGATCTTACAGAAGAACAGGTCAAGGCCTATCGCATAATGGACAATCGCAGTAACGAAAATGCTCGTTGGGATGAAGATCTATTATTTCAAGAGCTAGAAGAACTAATCAAAGATAGCACTATGCAAGAAGTCAGTATAGAAACTGGCTTCACAGAATCAGAGCTGAATAAACTATTCAAGCAGCAAGAAGATCCCATCGATGAATATCTTAAAAACCAAAGTTATAAAGCACAGCATGGCGATTTATGGATCCTAGGCAATCATCGTATAATCTGCGGCGACTCGACCAAGGCCGAAGATCTAGATCTATTATTGGGTCATGAACGCATAGATCTAGTTTGGGAAGATCCGCCATATGGTGTGGCATATGAAACAGCCAACGGCATCAACTATACCAAAGAAGAAAACGAACAGCGTAATCATAAAATTGCCAACGATAACCTAACACCCGAACAACTAGATGCATTTCTAAATCAACATCTCACAGCACTAGACAAATATGTAAAACCCGGAGCAGTGTTCTATTGGTGCCATGATATAAGATTCACACAGCAGTTCAGAGATCTACTAGAAGCGCACAAGATACACATCAGTGACACACTGATATGGAAAAAGAACAACGCATCAACCTGGTTAAGCGACTACGCCAAGTATTACGAACCTATTCTATATGGATGGCGAGAAGGCAGGCAGCACGAGTTTTACGGCAAAGGTATGCAGCCAAACGCATTTAGTCTCGAAGATCTAGAAGAACTAAACAAAGAACAATTAATCAAGATAATCCAAGCAGTAGACACAAACTATCAAGAATATTCAAAAGAATCAAGAAAGACGGCCAGCCTGCATCCCACAGTCAAGCCCGTAAGATTGATAGTCTATCATATTATTAACTCAAGTAAACTGAATCAATTGGTATATGATGGATTTTCAGGCAGTGGATCAACGCTGATAGCCTGCGAACGAACATCGCGAGCAGCAAGATGCATAGAATACGAGCCAAAATTCGTAGATGTTACCATAGCTCGATGGCAAGAAGAAACTGGGCTACAGGCAGTGAGAGCAGACGGAGTGTTATGGGATGATATAGAATCAGATCAAATGCCCGACATAGAATCTTTAGCCAACATGGAGAATATCAGTGTCTGAAGAAATTAAAGCCAGTCGTAGAAAAGCAGTTCGAACAGGCATCAAAGAAGTAGAGGGCAATATTGTAGGCCGCGGCGATAATCAAACAGTAATACCACCCGAAGAAATTATTAAACTATCAAGGCTGGGATGCAGTATCGAAGAGATGAGCGATTGGTTCGGAGTGCCATCGAACACAATAAAATACAACTTTAGCGATATTATCGCAAAAGGTCGCAGCGAGACTAAACAGAGCCTACGCCGAGCGCAAATAGCTTTAGCACTTAAAGGCAATGCTACCATGCTTATTTGGCTAGGTAAAAATATGCTAGGCCAACAGGAAAATCCAATTAGCAGTGAGCTCACAGCACCGCTACCGTGGAGTGATTAAAAACAACCAATCAATATCGATATTTGCTACAAAGGAAACAAAATGAAATATCAAATCTTACAGGGCGATAATCGCGACACCCTTAAAACACTCGCTGACAACTCCGTAGATGCCATTGTCACAGATCCGCCATATGGCATTGACTTTTTAGGTAAAGCCTGGGATGCCAACACTGGAGCCTTGGAAACCTATCAAGAATGTTTGCGCGTGCTCAAACCAGGCGGACACATATTGGCGTTCAGTGCCGCACGAACATATCATCATCTTGCTGTCACACTGGAACAGGCAGGCTTTGAAATACGAGATCAAATCATGTGGATCTACTCAAGTGGCTTTCCCAAGAGTCAGGATGTTGGTCGCAGTATTCAGCGTAGTCTTGGTATTAAAGAAACTAAAGCAATCAAGAACACAACTCTAAAATCAAAACAATTACAAAATGAACTTAGTGGTAAAGATATAAATCTATATGCTAACGGCACAGAACAAACAGTCTGCACAGATCCAGAAGCATTAGCCTGGGCCGGTTGGGGCACAGCACTCAAGCCAGCACACGAACCTATTGCCTTGGCCCGCAAACCTATTAAACTCAGCATAGCCCGCAATGCTCAAGTGTGGGGCACTGGAGCATTGAATATCGATGCCGCTCGTGTGCCGTATGATGGTCCTAATGATAAGCCAGTGCCTCACGGTGGTAAAGCAAGACAGCACAAAGATAATCCAGGATGGATGGCAGATAATACTGGTTATGGAATTATTGAAAATCCAGAGATCAATCCTATAGGCCGCTTTCCCAGCAATGTCATAGGTGAAATACTACAAGCGGATTATCAAAAGTATTTTTACTGTCCCAAGGTCAGCCGTGCGGAACGACATGTGGGGTTTGATGATCCTGGAGCAATGTTCCCTGGGAGTAGATTTGATGTGTATATGCCCACAGCAGGTAAAACAAATCCAGAAACAACTATAGAAGCAGTAGAAGAAAAACTTAAAGATAAAGGCAACAACCATCCCACAGTCAAACCCATTGAACTTATGAAGTATCTAATTAAACTGGTCACACCACCGGGCGGTGTAGTGTTGGATCCATTCAACGGTAGTGGTTCAACTGGCTGTGCCGCAGTGGAGTTGGGCTACGAATATATTGGCTGTGAGTTGGATCCTGCTTATGTGGAGATCAGCCTCAAAAGAATCTCGGAGTGGAACCGACCAGCCAACACCTTCGAAGACATATTCGAATGAGTTTAAACGCCGGACAACAATTAGTAGCAGCCAGCCCGGCTCGTTTTAAAGTAGTGATTGCCGGTCGTCGCTGGGGCAAAACACATTTGGCGTTGAGAGAGCTGGCCAAGGTGGCTCGCATGCCATATCGTAATTGTTGGTATATAGCTCCAACCTACAGAATGTGCAAGCAGATTCTTTGGGAGCCATTGAAAGCCAAGCTGAGTGGTTTGAATTGGGTGGCCAAGATCAACGAATCAGATCTCACCATAACTTTGCGCAATGGCAGTCGCATCAGCCTACGCGGTGCAGACAATCCAGACAGCCTACGCGGCGTCAG